ATACAGCCAACAAAGAAATCTGTACTGCCCCACGTTCCGTTTGTAGCTACGCCCGTGTTTGTGGTGTTGCCTTCAAATTGGATTCCCCAATATCTGTTTGTCTGTTCGGCAAATCTAATTATTGTGCTTCCATCTGTGGCTGGTTCAATTACAACGCTTTTATCGTCGGAAGCTGCGGTTATAGTATCGCCATTGACCACATCTGTTACCGTATCGTCGTCCCAAGTTATATCTGCTGTATCAGCGTTTGCACCATCAACTGCTGTTACGTCACTTGATGCATCACCAGCAAATATTCTTATTTTGCCAACAGATGAAACTAGATTATGATTTAATATTGCAATATATGACTTTTTAAAAGTGGTGCTTTGTGTATCAATTGTTATAAGAACGTGAGCATCTGTGTCTGCACTCGTATCGAACGTACACTTGTTTAACGGATTCATATCAAAAAGCTCTGGTTCTGATCCTGTTGTAAATGTACCCATAAACTTATTTGTTGTGTTTGATGCTGTTACATCAAAGTTGCCATTTTGAGCCACGCCTCTACTCATTAAATAGCTAAGTAAGTCTGGATAAAAGCGTGGTGTTCCTATGTTCATATTTGCCATAATATTTCCTTATACATCTACATCGCCAACTTGAATACACTCAATATTCGCTGACGTGATCGATTTACTTATATCTGATATAATATAATATTTGTTTGTATCCCCATCATTAACTTCTGTGCCATAGATTTTTGGTTCAGTAAAATTTGTAAAATTTATAATATCACCAATTTCAAGATGATTGTATTTTGGACTATTTGTTGAAAATTCTAATATATTTTTTCGACTTTTCATTAATCCCTTATAAGCATCAGCTAATTTTGTTGCAGTTGTATCATCAATAATAGTATTTGATACAAATTCAACACTTCCTTTTTTATTAAAACCATTAACCGTTGATCCTTGAGAAGTTGAATCGCTTGATGTTACCTCTGACAAAGTTTCCTTTGAGCCAATGTCGTAATTGTATTTTACAATAATTTCGTTTTTTAAGCCATTTAATGAAGTTTTAGATATTTTGTTTAAATTAATATCATCAAAATTTATTGTTTGATCTGCTGAAGTATAATCGCCTACCGATTGTAATGTTTTAATTTTTACTTTACCATCTCCACTAATAAAAACATAAGAAAAACAAAATTTGGCTAATTTTTGAATTAAGTCAAAAGAATTAATAAATTTAAATTGACTGAAAGCAAACTTCACATCAGCAACAGCATCTTCATAAATATTAGCCAACAAGCCATTGCTTGTATTACCAGATGTATCAAAAGAAGCATAATCAATTTCATCTGAAGTTAATCCGCTTATAATATAGCTTTCACCACTTGCCATAATATCTGCATCAATACTTAATGTTGTTCCACTATCTCTTGCTGTCACCATTGCACTTGTTCCATCTGTAACATTATAAACAGTCTGACCAACAATACTTGTTGCAAATGATGCCCCAGAATTAACTAATTTATTTGAAGTTGTACTTGTCGCATTACCAGAATAATATTCACCTAATTCAGATCGTAAGATACTTTCAATTATATAAATTGGATTTTCAAGCAAATCGCCTTTATTGTATCCATTGTTTCTTGAATCTGCATCTATATATGCACCATATTTCCTACCCTTACCAGAATAATATATATAGTCAATATTAATTGGAAATGAAATGCTTGGCGTTGTGCTAACAATAACTTTTTCTTTTATTACTTGAGTTTCTCCGTGCCTTCCCCAAGTACCATCTGCATCAAAACTTCCAACTTCTACAATTTTATCACGATATTCTTCGTGCAATATTTCATCTTTGTACGTTTGTATATCTTCAAAAGTAAAATCAACACGAACACCAGATTCATATATTTGTGCAGCATTGTCATTATTGCCACTCCCAGCGTTTAAAGTATAAACAATTGATCCTTCAAAATCCCAAGCATCTCTTTTGTCGGAAGAAAAAAGACCAGAAGCATCTGTGGCTGTTTCTGTATTAGTAATTGCACCAGTTTCAGTTACAGAACTTGAACCAACTGTCATTGTAAAATTACCAGATGCACCTTCTGCTGAAAAATCTGTAACCGTTCCCCATTTTGTTAATAATTTAATTGCACTATATATGCCTAATTTATTTATTTTTGGGAAGGCAAAAGTCATATTTGTAACTGAATTATTAGTAGTTGCTCCATTAGCTAACCATTGTGCAACGGCTGAAAAAGAACCGTCACCAACACGTTCTTCATTAGCTACTGATCCACTACCTGTAACGCTTTCAGAAGCAAGATTTGAAGTGCTTAATGGTAAATATATTGATCCCGTGCTACCTCTATATTCAATTTCTGGATTACCACCCACATCAACTGTTCCCATTAATGTAGGGTATAAGCCATTTTTGTAAAGATAAATATTTTCACCATCTAAAGTATGAAGTGCTTGGCTATCTGCTAACGCTTCAGAACCTTCTTCTTGGACATCCCATCTATCAACAACAATAGCCGGAAAAGCTCCTTTGTAAAAATTATATAATCTATCAAAATAACTTGTTGGAATTGTTCCAATATCAGTTTTTTCATAAAAATCACCAAACGCCATTGGAATTGGTTTGCCTAAATTATTAGTTGGTGCATTTGGATACGTTGTTGAATCGACAGTTGCCGTTGGTATCATTTTATGATATTTAGTATTATTATTTAATAAAGTTAAAACTATATTATTGTGATCGTAATCGACTTCACCAGATATAACACCTGTGCCAATCATTCGTGCTGCTGTATCAAGCGTAGATGTTTCATTAGTGTTTAAAAACAATTCCCATTTGCGATTTTCAAAATTATTAGTTGCAAATAGATCGGTAAACCTTCCACCTTTAATTGAATCTTTTGTATTAATTAAGGTTACTGACATATTTGCAGTTGATGTTGTAAAATTAAAAAAGTCTAAGGATTGACGATATACGCCCCAAGAACCAACAATACCATAATAAATATCTGTACCATCTTGTCTATGCCTATCGCTTACACCAATAAAAGCAGACTCATCGTTATAGTATAGTTTAAGTACCCAAAATGCCGTTGTATTGGAGTTTTTTAAGGCATTTGATAGATCAGTATCAAAAGATAACATTTACCTTGTTATCCTTGCTTGTCCTGTCGTTATTGCTTTATTTATTGCTGGGATAATACTATTGGCTGCAAAATTAGTGTCTATTGTTCCCATTCCGCTAAAGTTTTGGTTAATTATTACATTTGGAGAAGGTGCGGCTTGTGTAGGTGAAGCTCCAAATAAAAATTTTAATCCTTTTCCAATAAAAGCCATTGGCCCGGATGTTGCAAATTGCATAGCTGCTATTTCTTTCTGGATAGCTGCTTGTAATTTCATTTGTGCTGTAATAAGTATTTGTTGTATTAACATTCTTTTAAACGCTTCTGCAACATTATCACCCATAATTGCTGAGGTTGCTAAAGACGTTGCAGCTTGAGCAGTAAACTCTGCAAATCTTCGTGCTTCGTCACCGGTTAATTGCATTGTTTCAATCATTCTTGAAGTGTTTACAGATGCTTTTCTTAATTCCATTGCGGCATCTTTTAGCTCGTTTATAGCGGGTATTAAAACTACACCAGCATTAGGAACTTCTTTTAATAAATCTGATAAGATTTTTATATTATCTTCTATTGTTACTAAATCGCCACTATCTACAACTTTCCTTGCCTCTGCTGTCAATTCATTAAGAAGTTTTACATTTTCTTTGCCAAGCAAACTTAATTTAAATTGTTTCCACAAATTGTTCGATTTTTTTATAAACTTAGTTATGTTTCCTGTGGCAGAAACTATTGCTGGACCAAATTCTGTACCAAAAGTAATTGCAAGTTCTTCTACTCCAGCCTTCATTTGAGCAATATGATCGGTAACTGTTAAAGATTCTGTACCAAGTTTTCCTACTAAAGTATTTGCCGAAGCCATTGCAGCATTAACAAACGCTTGTTTTCTTTGTTGATCTGTTAATTGATTTGCTGAAATTCCTAAAGTTTCTGCATAATCTTTATTGGCTTTGTTTGCATCAACCATAATACCAAGATTGTCTAACATTAACTTTGATTGCCTTCCTAAACCTGTTACTAAAGATTCAACTGCAAAAGTCGTATCTTGTCCTAACGCAGAGCCTAATCTTTGTGCAATATCAAACATTTGTGCCATTTGATCTTCTGAATCAGCAATACCCAAAAGCATAGCATTGTTAGCCTGTCGCATTAACTCCATTGAAGAAACTGTGCCATCCGTTGCTCTTTGTAGTTTAGATAGTGCTTGTGTAGAAAAACCACTTTGTTTAGCTAAACTTTTAAAACCAGATTCTACTGCTGCAAATTGACCAGCTAATTGAACTGATTTTTGTAAACCTGTTATTAATCCTCTAACAGAATAAAATGCAGCTCCAGCCTTTAAAGCAGATTTACCCATAGATTTAAGGCTGCCATCAATACCGCCTAAATCTTTTTTGGCTTTTTTAGAACCCGGTGTTCTAATTTTAATATTTAAACTTTTATCAGCCATTTGCTTCCTTTTTTGCCTTTTCTTGTGTACAAGCGTTTATTTCATTATCTATAATAGTAAAACAATCTAATCTATTAGTGGAAATATTATCTAATTCGCCAAGCGACACATTAAATCTTGTGATATAATTGTATTCGTTAATCATTTCAATCATCCAATCCTCAAGAAGAAGATTGCAGTCTGCAAAGAATGGAACAGAGTGAAACAATATTTGACCATCTGTGTACCTTTCATTCGGTTTACATATTTCATCTATTATATCCCATATATCATCTATTGTTTCTACACGAACAGGATCGTGTTTGTAAGTAACAGGGAGTTTCGCCACCGTATAGGGGAGGCTTCTATATATATCACGAGGTTCGGGTGTGCCAAATTGCAAACACCAAACCGCAAGGCTCAACCCCCTGAATCTTTTTTTGCTGGTTCAATACCAAGATATTCTAAAAACACCGCTTGTAAAACTTGATCTACTTGTGGCATATCCATATCTTTAAAATCATTTTCTCCCAAACCAGCTATTGCACCCACTTTTTCAAGTACCTCATAATACGCTTCGACATCCATCTTGCCATCCCACCAAACTTTTGCGTTGAGTTTGTGTAATTCACGTCTTTCAGCGTATGTGCAATCTTTTACGTTCCATTCTTTTTTTTCAACTTTAATAACCATAAAACCTCCCTAATTAATTACCAAGCTGTAACAGCTTCGTTCTTAAATGTACTTATTTTAAATGCTTCTGTTGAACTATTCTGAACACACTCAAAAGCGAATGTATGAAAAACACCACTTTCAGATATATCTTGAGTTGGATCACCTGTATATTGTATTTCGGCTGCAATATTACATTCACCCTCTGAAGATACAGTACCATCGCCAATTTTAATTGCTAAAGATAATGTATCACCGTCCAAAAAGTCTTGAATTACGTTATTTGCAGCACCATAATCAAATTCATCATCCCATTTAACAGTCATTTCGCCCGTAATTGTGTATTCTGGGAATACATACGCTTCAGCGTTTCCGTTTGTATCAAAGCCAACACGATTAACGCCATTTGCGATATTAAAATTAAATGATTTCATTATAAAGGTTTGTGTTGTGTTATCATCAACATCCAATGTTCTTGTGTCTGCATCCATTACATTAAAATATGTCGATTCTCTAGCTACCCACGTTCCATCAAAAGTTTGCTCCAACGCTGTTGAAGTTGAAACGGGATTGCTAAAGCCACTAAAATAATTTCCAGAAATAGATAGCAGTCCGTTATTTGCAGCTACATCGCCAGAAATATTTAGATCGGAAACAATTACACCAGCAACCTTAATACCTTCACCAGAAGCGGGATAATAAGCAAGATTGCAACTATGTGGAATACCACTTGTTATAGAACCACCCATTGATGTTGAATTGCTTGATCCATCGATTTCCATTTCGTGAACAGTTGAACCACTTGTTCCGCTTTCCTGTCCAACTAATAAGCAATGTTGTGCTAATGTTCTTGGTGTTGCTAACATTTCAAAGGGCATTGTAACTGTGCCACCTCTTGTGTTTACAACTGTATCAGCAGCGTTTTTAACACTACCACGACCAGACAAAAGTCTGGATTCCCTAAATATATTAAATGTCGGTTTTTGTGCTTGAACTACCGGCTGCGTTAGATATGCAGTCCCATCGTTACCAGATACATCTAAACCGGTGCCAAACGTGGTTTCTGCCTTTAAGCCATATTTAATATCGCTTATAGGTACAACTCTTGTATCAGCCATTAATTAGACTCCTTTTTTTTCTTTGTTTTGTTATCGGTTTTTTCTGCGTAACCCATATTGATAAGTTCTTGTGCAGCCTTTTCCGGTATATCTACTGTTTCACCATCTTTTAATTTTGCCAACATAGCAATCTCGAAATCAATTGCGTTTGGATTTAGACGATGCAACTTTGAAACTTTGCCTTTTATTTTCATATATTGACCTCTGTTACTATACAATTAAAAGAAACATTTGCTCTCCACAGATCAAGATTATCTTCATCTTGTTCGTATTCAACTGATTGAACTTTGCCATCGTGGTATTTATATACGCCAGACGGTGAATAATTTGAATTGTTGTACATTAATTTTTTTAAATGCTCTGCTGTTGATGTTAATTGCATTTTTGTGTTTCTCCAGCCACCACCTCGCATCAATGTATAAATAATATCTACATCGTAACTTCTTGTCTGACCAGAAGAAAAATGTTCAACAAAATTATCTGTAACAAAATCAACAACAATAGATTGATTGCCTCTATGCTCATCAAAAACAGGAATATGAAACTCTTTGCGTATTATATCTTGTAAAGATTCAATAACATTTTCATAAGCTACGTTTGCATAACTATCTGTATCACTTGATCCAAAATCCCAATGCTGTGATTCAGCGTTCCATAAAGTATGATGTTCACCAAATAAAGGTGATCTTATGTTTAAAGCCATTAAGCTCTTTCCGCAGTCGCATATTTGACTGCCATTGTTCTTGAATCAATTACGCCAGATACTTCTAATTCCCACTCATCTGACGTTGCATTATAAACACCGGGACTAAATCGTACAGCCATTCCGTGTCCTACATCTTGAAATGATCCATCAATTGTAACTGCATCTGCAATCTTTGTGGTTTTTAATCCTGTATCATCGCTTACAAACGAATCAAACTTTACACCAGAAGCCGAACCTGTTGCGAATGTGCCTGTTGTATCTATTATAATTTTTATCACATCCCAATCAACGCTTGGTGTACCTTTGACATCTATAATAGAACCTGTGGTACTTGCATTAATAGAAATTTCTCTCAATACTCCACCGTGCTTTGCCATTCCTTCGTCTTGAGATAAAGCGATCTGACCGGTACGAACCATATCCAAGTATCCCGTACCCTCAATATTCATTACCATATCCATTATTTCATCGCCCTTATCTTTGTCGTAAGGTCTTACTAGGTCTGCACAAGCTATAATTGCTGTACTTCTCACAATGATTTCGGGCCAATCTGAACCTGTGGAAGCAGACGAAGCACTTGCCATTCCAACACCCTTGCGTGGATATATTGGCACAGGCAATAGGTTTCTAACGAGATCACTCGCTTTTCGAGTTGCTAATAATTTAGTTTCATACCAATCTTGTGAACTTTCAATTACCGCACTATTTAAAAGCGAAGTTGATGAGTTTTCTAAAAAGAAACTCAATAATCCCGTACTTGTATTGTAATTAAATTCTTTGTTTGCATCTGGCGTGTCCGTAACAGATGTCATTTCTTCGCCATTATAATATAATTGCGTGACATATCCCGCCGAGTAAAGATAATATAAATCAGTTGTTCCAGATGCTACCCAATCTGAAGGCATTACCCTTCTTAAATTATAATCGCTAATGTTTGGAACGATATATTGCAAGTCTGTATTTGTGTTGCAATATGTTGCTTCGTATGTACTCATCCTTCATACACCTTATTTTTTAAATCATTAATATCAACAATCATTGGCTGATCCATATCTTTTATTGTGTCTATCATATCAACCAAATCTGTAAAATGTGATTCTGGGTTCTCGAACAAAGCGTTTAAATCTATTCGCTCTGCTTTAGCCTTGATATAGCTTATGGTTTCTGGTACGTTCACACCCGAATTGCCCTTCTAAACCAGCCAAACCAAAACTTCTCTTGCGTTGGTTTTTTAATAACAATATTGGCAAACTTTAATACCCTGTACGCCCTTAACCTATCTGGTTCTAAATTCTTTGATGCACCAATTGTAGCCACGCCAACCATACCATCTTCTTTAATCTTGTAAGTGTTCTTACCATTACAAGCCTGTTGCAATACCCTCGCTGCCCCTCGCCTTCCAAAATTAACTACCATATCAAAATACACTTCTCGTAATTGAGTTGGTAATTGATCTGCTTTTGAAGGACACCAATAATCCTCGTAATAAATCTGCTTGGCTTCTTCTTTGGTTAAGTTTTTAATATCTAAGTCTGGATATGCTTTTTTAGATATACCCATATTAGTTTCTCCACCAGCATCGTCTTTGTCATTAACGTAACCGCCTTCAGATTCTAAGACATTATCAATTATTTCGTCAAACGTCATTTCCAAGCTATCTTTAACAAAGCTCCCATTACATCGAGAACTTCTTTCATAATTTTTTTTCGTTCTTCGTTGTCAAGTTTACCATCGTCTGCATACGCTTCTTGAAGTGCATTAAACACATCTTTCATTTCCTTGACCAATTTCTTGTATTTCATTCCAACAAACGTTGCCCCACCAGCAACCATTATTCCCATCATATACCAAAAATTTGTCCAATTAAACCAATCACTCATTTACATTTTTCCTTTAAATAGATAAGAGATGAAACCGGCAAAGACAATACTTACTACTGATCCAACGCCTTTTATACTTGCCATACTGCCTTCTAAATTGCGAACACGCCCATTTTGCATCTGTACTTCAAGTTTTGTATCTGTCGCTTCTTTGTGTATCGCTTCCATTTTAGATTCAATTCTTGCCAAACGATCAACAACGTCCAGCCGGTATTCATCTACTTGTGGTTTATTCATTCCAAACCCGATCCGTCATTTTTAAGCCAATTACAAACAATGCCCCAATCATTACAGCAGCCATCATTTCGTGCCGTATTGAAAAGGATATGATAATTGATTCAACTATCATCGCTGCTTGAATCAGCCTTTTCATCTTTTTTGTTTTTCTTCTTGTTCTTTTTTTCGTCTTGAATAGCAGTTTCATAACCATTAATTAGAAAATTGATTTCTGCCAATCTCATATTTAGATTCTTTCGTTCTGCCATTAGTTGTTGCATACGTTCTTCGAACATTTTGCCTCCCTATTTATTATTCTTTTTCTTTTTTATCTGCTTCTTGTTTATCAGACCACGCTTTTTTAACTGCATCAGTCCAAAATATATTTGCCATACCTTTTATTTCATCAGACTCACTTGATACATCCATATCTGGAGTTAAAACTCTGCGATGGTATGAATAAGATAGCTCCGCACCATCTTCCATTATTGCTGTTTTTTCTCTTTCTTGAATATGTTTGTATTCAGTTCTGATTTCATAATCGTATGATTTTTCTTTACTTAAAGCCATTTTTTACTCCTTTTTTCCATTTAATTATCCAATTAAAATTAATTTGTAACATAAGTACCAGAAAATATAAAAGCACCATCTGTTGTTAGTTCTGAAAATTGTAAATTTGAAGTTCCGGTTGCTGTATCAAAATTTAAAATATATGCATAAGCAGAACCATTATGATCTAAATAAGCAGTTACGCTTGATTCAGCAGCAATACTTAATCCACTCGCAAAACCAATAGAAATTGCACCATATAAATTTGATGTCGATTTACTTACAAAAGGAAGATTTCGTAAAATAACATTACCACTTGCACTTCCAAGACCATTTGCAGCAACATATCCTTGAATATGTACTACATTACCAATTTTTGTATATGCACCAACTTGAACACTATATGCATTTACTTGGTTTCCTCCACTCGTATTATCAAATAATTGTGGTGTAAAAGTACCTTCTTCATAATCATCAAGGGTGTTAGCGTCTGTACTTGAGTTTTGAGTTGCGGGAAATTTAAGTTGGCCTTTAGGTATAGATACTACACCATTTCCTAAAATTGTCATAAGAGTATTTGAACCATCGTGGTCTTGAACATCTAACGCCCAATCATCACCTGTACTTCCAGCTTGAATTAATACACCTTTACTTCTACCATCTGTTGCTTCTTGGTTTTGAAAAAGACCTACATAAGCATTATCAGCTTCACCGTCAGCTGCTTGAAGATGTAAAAAAGAATTTGGAGAGTTTGTACCCACGCCAACCCTATCATTACCAGCATCTACAAATAACATATCACTATGGTTATTTGATTCTACTCTGAAATCGACATCAACTGAATCTTCATTAAAAATAGTTTCCCCACCGGCAATACTCATTCTTTGTCTTTCAGTAC